GACTGGTTGGAACTTGCAAGATCGCCCACTGTCACCTTCCCAGATGGCAGTGTGCAAGAGCTATATATGGTGAGCTCTATGGGGAATGGTTTTACTTTCCCTCTAGAAACTCTCGTTTTCTCGACCATTGTTCTGGCCTGTTACCGTGTCTTAGGTATTGCACCTAAGTACGAACGGAGCGGACCGCGCAACTGGGCTGTGTTTGGTGACGATATCATTGTCCGAAAGGACGCATATGAATTCGTCATCAGATCACTCCGGCTGTTCGGTTTTACTCCAAACGACCACAAGTCGTTCAACTCAGGCTCGTTCCGTGAATCTTGTGGAGGTGACTACTTTAGAGGCCTTGATATTAGAGGCGTCTATTGCCGGTCACTTAAAACAAGTGCTGACGTCTACTCCTTGATAAATCGACTGATTAGGTGGTCGACGAAGACAGGGGTTTTGATTACTCAAACCGTCTCCTACCTTAAGCGGCAGGTAGAATTTCTACCTATCCCGTTTTCGGATGGGGACGGTGAAGGGATCAAGACTCCGTATCCGCCGATCGGACTACCTAGAGACCGTAACGGCTCTGTTAAATACAGGGCTCTTACTAAGGTCTCGAAGAAAATCCGTATGCCTATATCAGAAGACCAGCGGCTGTTTTTCCGTCATCGACAAAGTACCCGAGAAATCGGGTACAACGCTGATGGGTTGATGGTCGCCTTCGTAGGAGGATTTATCCGGAACGGATCTGTCGGGGTACAAAATACTACTGACAGATTCAAAGTCCGAAATCGTGTTGCAGCTAGTTGGCCGAGCTGGAAGCCGCCTTATAATCTGAGAGATCAGATCGATAGGATGCTTCTTCGCCCTGCTGATTTTGCCTTACGCAACTCGTCGGCGGAGCCTTTAACTGCTCCAGAAGGTGACTGGGAAGTCACCTTCGACCTTTACAACTAATAAGAGTAAAGGAACCGTTTTAAGGCTAATACACCAGTAATGGTGCAGCCTTTTGACGCCCCGAGCGCTTAACCTAAAAGTTAAGCAGGAGGACCCAAACATGGTTCTCCACACCTACTATAGGCCTCGCACTCGGGG